AAGAACAAGAAGAGGACTTAGCTGTTAACGTAGACCCAATGACGGGTGAAGTTGAAATGGCATTGAATGAAGACAGTGGTAAGATGTTAGCATCTATCAGTGAAGACTTCTATATGAACCTTGCCGATCTAATGGAAGAGGATCAACTTGAAGACATATCACATACAGTTTTAGATAATTATCAGTCAGACAAAGAATCAAGAGAAGAGTGGGAACAAACATTTGAAAGAGGATTTGATTTACTTGGTTTAAAACTAGAAGAAACCACAGAGCCTTTTGATGGTGCGTGTACAGCAACACACCCACTGATTATAGAGAATGCCGTTAAATTTCAATCCAAAGCATCACAAGAGTTGTTTCCGAGTAAAGGCCCAGTTAAAACTCAAGTCGTGGGTGCACAAACTCCTGATAAAGAAAAACAAGCGCAACGTGTAAAAGATTTTATGAACTATCAGCTTACCGAAGAAATGCCAGAGTATTTCGATGAGTTTGAGAAAATGTTATTTCATCTACCGTTAATTGGTACGGCAGTTAAAAAAGTTTATTACGATGAAACATTAGGACGACCAATATCAGAGTTCATACCTATTGACCAGTTTCACGTATCTAATTTAGTCTCTGATCTTAGACGTGCTGATAGATACACTCACGTTATTTATCGTAGTGAAAATGATTTACGAAAAGATATGGATGCCGGTATGTATAGTGAACTTGATCTTGGTGATCCTGAACAAATGGATAGAGGATCAATTACATCCAAAGCCGAACAGATTATGGGACTATCGGCATACGATGAAAACCCATATGACCCAAGTTACCAACTTCTTGAACAACATTTGTATTTAGATTTACCCGAACCATTCAACAGTCCAACAGGTGTAGCCTATCCATATATTGTTACTGTTGATAAAAGTTCTAAAAAAGTTTTAAGCATTCGTCGTAACTGGAATGATGGTGATTCACGTTTTGTAAAAAGAGAACACTTTGTTAGTTACAAGTTTGTACCTGGTTTTGGATTCTATGGACTAGGGTTAATTCATTTCCTTGGTAATCTAACAATGTCGGCAACAGCAGCTATGAGAGCATTGATTGATGCTGGTCAGTTCTCTAATTTACCGGGTGGTTTCAAAGCCAGAGGTGTTAGAGTTGTGGGCGATAACTCTCCGATAATGCCGGGGGAGTTTCGAGACGTTGAATCGACTGGTCTTGATTTGGGCAAGTCCATAGTTCCTCTACCCTATAAAGAACCGTCTCAGACCCTGTATCAGATGTTAGGCTTTGTAGCGACTGCTGGCCAGAAATTCGCAGACACGACTGATCAAGTAGTGTCTGATGCAACGAATTATGGACCGGTTGGCACGACATTAGCATTATTAGAAGCATCGGGTAAGTTCTTTTCAGCAATTCACAAACGACTCCACAAGTCCCAGAAGGACGAGTTTAAAATATTAGCTAGAATAAACCACGAGTTTTTACCAACAGCTTATCCTTATGACATTATAGGACAGTCTGCCGAGATATTCAAGCAAGACTTTGATGGCCGTGTCGATGTGATTCCGGTTAGTGATCCGAACATACCATCGAACTCACACAGACTCGCCCAAGCTCAGCTGATGTTACAGTTAGCTTCGCAGTCACCACCAGGAACTTTTAATATGCCAGAGGTAAACAAAGCGGTATTAGCCGCAGCTAATGTTGATAATCCCGATAGATTTATGAATGCACCCAAACAGGCTATGCAACAGGATCCTCTCGCTGATATAATGTCAGCTACACGTGGACAGCCGATTAAAGCCTTTCCCGGACAGGATCACGATGCTCACATCGCCGTGAAGACCGCATACTTGCAAGACCCGCTCAATGGTGCCAACCCGATTATGAAACAAGTAGAACCGATATTAATGGCTAACGTCAGAGAGCATATGGTACTACGATTCCAAGAACAAATGGGTGGACTAATGAAAGCGCAAGAGGGTCAAGTAGACCAAGGCGCTAGTCTGACTATGATTATGGCAGAGTCAGCCAAACAGATTCTGACAGCGAATCAGTTAGCTGCGCAAGGAGGAGTAGACAGTATTGAACAACAAAACTTAGATATACAAAAACAGTCTATGATGAATAGACAAGAACGTGAAAAGAGAGAACTTGAACTTGAAGAGAAGAAGATTAACATTGATGCTATGGTTGAGGCGGCTAAGATAGAAGAAAATAAAAAACAAAAAGACGATAGCCTTACAGCCAAGGTAGTAATGGATCTTTTAAAAATAGTTGACAAACAAAAGTTTCAAGAGGGAGGGTTCGTAGAAAGAGCCAGAGCAATGCAACCATCGTCGGTAGCTCAAGCATCAGCAGAAGAGTTTAAACAAGCAGCCGACCTCGCCGTTAAACAACCGATTGTTCAACCTAAAGGTTTTTTAGAACAAGCTATGGAAGCTCAAGGTATGTTACCTAAAGAAGAGCCAATAATACCACAACCAGAAATACCTGAACTAGGTATGGAAGCTCCTCCTTTACCAACCGCACCTATAATTCCTGTTGAACGAAAGGATATTCCTGACGTTGAGGAAGTAGACCCCGTTGACTTATCAGATTTACAAAAAGAAAGGAAAAGAATAATGCAAGATGATGACAAAATATTACAAGCTGTTCTACAAAAAAACTTACCACGTTTAGGTGAGGAACTATTAACCGATCCAAATGTTAAAGTTCGTTTAGAAAAGTTTGATAAATTTCATCAAGAGATGGAAAGTAACTTTAACCCTAAAGCAAAGAACCCTAAATCAAGTGCGGCAGGACTATATCAATTTACAAAAGACTCTGTAGTAACAGCCGTCAATCGTTTAGCGAACACAATTGGTGAAGACAATCTACCACAATGGGCAATCGAAGCAAGAGAACATAAAGATGCAAGAAAGCTCAGTGAAAAAGAACAACAGATATTATTCTATGCCGATATGTTTCAAAAGAAAGGATCAGATAATTTATTAAAAAAAGTTTTAGCAGAAGGTGATAATGATGCTATGGTAGAATACTATGGTAAGTTACATCATACGGATGTTGACAAACCAACACAGAAACGTATAGATAAGATTAGAAAAAAATACGAACTTTAAATGAATAGCATAACAGATCACGGTGTGGAGCTTCCTGATCCCGCCGTTTGTTTTGATGACGAAGGCTATGAGCCAAGTAAAAATGATTTACCTAAAGCTTATGATACGTTAACAAAAGCCGTAAAAGATTTAGATTTAAAAACATTTTGTTCAGGCATAAATGAAATATACAGTCACGTAAAACCAACCGTCACGGTGCAGAATCAACTTAAAGCGGCAATAGTTGGATTTACTTTACGACAACAATCTAAAGACATATCATATGATGGGCCAAAACAATTTAAAGAGTTAGGTTATTATGACACCATAATAGATACTGATCCTTTACTTGAATGCGTTGAAAAAGAAATAGTAGAATTAAAATCGTTAGAGCCAATAAGAAACACAAGACTTCAAGATAAGATAAGACGGTTCCCTATAAATCATAAAATACATAGCAAGTTAAATGAGATCTATACCAAGTTAAAGCTACTACCGAAACCATATTCTATAGCAGCAATTAATTTACACATTAGTAATAAAGATGATACGTTTAACGAATACTTTCAAACCGATCAGAAACATAAACCTAAGAATGATTTATATACTTTACATATGGATCCAAAGTATAACTATGTTAAAACTATGATATATCTCAATACAGTTCAAAAAGGTAATGGTCCTTTTGCTTATATACCTGAGAGTCATCGATGGAAGTTTGATGATGTTGAAATGTTATTTTGTAAAAGCAATCAACTTGTGAACACATTATCAACTGTAGAACTAAGAAAAATAAATGCTGGTCTTCCGTTATGGGCAAGAAAGAATTCATACTTCTCAAGACAGTTTAAAAATAATACGGACGTATCAAATTACTTATATAAAAATTTAAAACACTTTACATCTGATGAAAGTAATTTTATATTGTTTGAACCGAACTTTGGTTGGCATAGAGGAACGCACGTGCAAACTGGAGAACGTATTGCACTACAAGTAATTATGAAACCAAATGACAAATAATTCACAACTATCACAAGAAGTATTACAACGACGAGTATTCAATCCTTACTATTACGATCTTCACGTTAAAGAATTTTTAGTGGGAAAAACAAAACCATATATTAATCCTAATGCTACTGTACTAGACGTTGGCGCTGGTGTAGGACAATACTCACGATGGTTTGCTAAACACGCAAATCACGTATATGGGTATGAAGCTGTACCCGAAGTTTATGAACAGTTATGTAAAGTTAAAGATGACTATGTTAACTTTTCACCTTTTAATTTTGCCGTTAGTGATAAACCCGGTAAGAAAAAATTTTATGTTGATGATAAACGATTATCTAATTCATCCTTTCAAAATTTAGTTAACGGTATACCTATTGATGTAGAAGTCGTAACATTAGATGATCAACATAGATCAGCTAATGATATTTGTTTTATAAAAATAGATACTGAGGGCACAGAACTAGATGTGTTAAATGGGGCTAAAAAAATAATTGACAAACACAAACCTCATCTAATGATTGAAGTTTATGATAAGTTTAATAAATATCCTGTGGACACCACTTTTAAATTTTGTTTTGATAGGGGATATAATTGTTTTTATAATCACAGAGGCCAAGGATTAAAACCAGTTAAAGATATAGATCACGGAGTGAGAATAGCTTTAACAATGCCTGAAATAACTGATGGAGATTTTTTGTTTTTAAATGGCAATAGAGCTTAAAAATAGTATGTTTATACACGTCCCTAAAACTGGGGGACGATGGGTAAAACAGATGTTGTTTAATTATGTAGACGAAGCTAAAGCTGTTGGTGATGAGATATATAATTCTCATAATACACCACCTACATATAAACAAACCTTTGCTTTTTTAAGACATCCTATGACATTTGTGCATAGTTTGTTTCATCATAGAGCTAGAAAAAAAGCAAATAAGTATGGTAATAAATGGAATTGGCAAGAGGACATTAGACTTGAAAGACAATGTAAAGCCGAGGACTATGAAACATTCCTGACTAAAATAGTAGAGAATAAAAATGTTGTTAGAGATTATTATAATCATTATACGACTGATCATTATCCTAATATTAAGTTTGGTTATATGGAGACTTTATGTAAAGATCTCATAATTATGATTGATGCTCTTGGTGAGAAGTTTGATGAACCATCTATTGCTATGCATGGTAAATTAATAGTTGGTGGTCGAGATGCTAGTGGTCCCATAACTGTACAAGAGGCAATGATTAAACAAGAATATCTTGATGCGATGTATGAATCTGAAAAAGAATTATTTGAAAGACACGAAGTATGGATGCCGTAGCTAATTACCTTACAGAAAAACTTACGACGACAAAAAACAATCTAGTTGAAACAATATCAACTGGATCATCTGAAAACTATGCTGATTATAAATATCAAGTAGGGATAATAGAGGGCTTGACGATAGCTCTTGAAGAGATTAAATTAGCAGAAAAGAACTTATATAGTGAAAGAGAGAACGAAGAATGAAAGCAGCAGGAGTAGCAACAACTATAGCTGGTAACGACGATTGGATCACAGGAAAAGAATCACCGGACCCAAAGGTGTTACCAAACATACCGGGTTATCATATATTAATTAGACCTGTAGCTATAAGAGAAAAAACAAAAGGAGGTATTTTACTTCCAGATAAATTTAAAGACGATGCTAAATATTTAACGACTCTTGGTCGTGTATTAAAAGTTGGTGAATTAGCTTATGCTGATGAAACTAAATTTAAAGGAAGGGCATGGTGTAAACCTGGTGACTATGTTGTTTATGGTAAATATCAAGGCGATAAGTTTTTTTATAAAGGTATTAGGATGTTATTATTGTTTGATGACCAAATCCTTATGGTTGTTCCAGACCCATCTGATCTTGATCCAAACTATTT